AAAAGGTCGTGAAGGTTTAGAAGATATGATAGAAGTTGCTCGTTCTTCTGAACACCCACGTGCATATGAAGTCTTGTCGGGTATGATTAAGAATATATCTGATGTGAATGATAAATTGATGGATCTCAATAAGAAGCAAAAAGATATAAACAAAGAAGAAGTAAAACAAGTAGGCAACACTACTAACAACGTGTTTCTTGGATCAACTGCAGACTTGCAAAAGTTGCTACAACAGAATGAAAATATAATCGATGTTACACCAGACAGAGAGCTATCTCGGAAATCCTAATGTAAAGCGCGACGGTGTAATACAACCTTGGACTGATGAATTAGTTCGTGAGTATGCAAAGTGTATGAAGTCACCATCATACTTTGCACATAAGTATTGTAAGATCATTTCTTTGGATCAAGGCTTAGTGCCTTTTAAATTATATCCCTATCAAGAAAAAATGTTCGAGGCGTTTAATGAGCATCGGTTTAATATTGTACTGGCATGCAGACAGTCAGGAAAATCGATATCAGCGTGCGCATACCTACTATGGTTCGCTCTCTTCAACTCGGAAAAAACAGTTGCGGTTCTTGCGAATAAAGGGGCGACTGCTCGGGAGATGTTATCTCGCATTACGCTTATGCTCGAAAACATTCCGTTCTTCTTACAACCGGGTACTAAAGCCCTCAATAAAGGGTCTCTGGAATTTTCTAACAACAGTAGGATCCTCGCGGCAGCGACTTCTGGTAGCTCTATTCGCGGTCTATCTGTTAGCTTGCTTTACTTGGATGAGTTTGCATTCGTCGAAAGAGCTGCAGAATTTTATACGTCAACATATCCGGTTATTTCGTCTGGAACAGATACAAAAATCATAGTCACATCAACCGCTAACGGTATAGGAAACACCTTTCATAAGATATGGGAAGGTGCGGTACAAGGTGTGAATCAGTTTAAGTCTTTTCGTGTAGACTGGTGGGACGTACCTGGCCGTGATGAAGAATGGAAAAACGAGACAATAGCAAACACGAGTCAATTACAATTTGATCAGGAGTTTGGTAATACATTTTTTGGTACTGGTGATACACTAATTAATGCAGAAACTCTGCTATCTTTTAGAGCTAAGAATCCAATAAGAACTTTGGAAGGTGGTGACTTTAAAGTATATCAAGAACCTATAAAAGGTCATGAGTATATCATGACAGTCGATGTGAGCAAGGGAAGAGGACAGGACTACTCTACATTTAATTTAATCGATATTAGCACTAGGCCTTTTGAGCAGGTGGCTGTATATCGCAACAACACTATCTCTCCAATACTCTTCCCTAATATTATATATAAGTACGCGAAAATCTACAACAACTGTTATACAGTAATTGAATCAAATGATCAGGGTTCTGTGGTATGCAACGGTCTGTATCATGATTTAGAATATGAAAATGTCCACGTTGAATCTGCAATCAAGTCTGATAAAATTGGAATTGAAATAACACGTAAAACTAAGAGGCTTGGTTGTTCAGCCATCAAAGATATACTTGAATCTAAAAAATTAAATATAGTCGACGAACAAACAGTACTCGAATGTTCCACATTTGAAGCCAAAGGGCAGTCATATGAGGCTTCAGTTGGTAACCACGATGACTTAATGATGAATTTAGTACTATTTGGGTACTTTGTTTCTACTCAATACTTTGCTGACCTTACTGACATTAACTTAAAACAATTACTATTCGACCAGCGCATGAAAGAAATAGAAGACAATGTAGTGCCATTTGGATTTATCGACGATGGCACATCGCACATGGAAGTACTAGAAGGTAGAGAAAAAGATCATTGGCAAGTTAAAGAGTTTGATCCAGAACTCGGTAGTCCAGAAGGCGTATTTGACAGGGATCTGTAATATTATAAATAATAGCATAATTGAAAACAACCGTATTATGTTCACATATAATTAAAAGGAAGAAGCAATGGCACTCTTTACACCGTCTGAAAGTCCTGCGGTTGTTGTAAAAGAGATCGATCTGACCGGTGGTGTACCCAACGTTCAATCGACGACTGGAGCAATAGTAGGAAACTTTCGCTGGGGGCCAGCAGAACAGAGAGTTCTCGTTGACAACGAGGCCACTCTGGTAGATACTTTTGCTACGCCAGACTCAGCAAACACGGTTGACTTCCACTCAGCACAGTACTTCTTGCGGTATTCGAGTTCACTGCAAGTTGTGAGGGAAGTAACCTCAGCTGCTTTCAATTCAAGGGCTACACAAGGACAAAGGCGTGCAGATAGTGATGAAACACTAAATGCAGAGCTTGTCAAAAATTTGCCTGACTTTGAAGCACAAAAATCAGCACTCGATTCGGATTCACACACCTTTATCGGTAAGTATCCAGGCTCACTAGGTAACTCACTACAGGTACAAATTTGCCCATCAGACTCGGCAAGTTCAATCTTTTCAAGTTGGACATACGTTAATAACTTTGATAAAGCACCGTCTACATCTACTTTTGCATCTAATGAAGGTGCAACAGGCGATGAGGTACACATCGTGGTTATTGATAAAGAAGGTAAGTTTACTGGTACACGTGGTGAAGTTCTTGAAACATTCCCATTCTTATCAGTAGGTAGGAATGCTAAGAATCCTGATGGCACAAACAACTATGCACCAGACGTTATTAACGAACGTTCTGAATACGTTTGGATGGTAGAGTTTGATTCTGATCACCTACAAGCCGGTGCAAGTACAGACATCGATAATGGTGATGACTTCACCATGACCAATCGTGCAATCAAAACATTTAACTTTAACGGTGGCGTAAATTCAGGCGCTCTAGGAACTGCAGAGTTCTTAACAGGCTTTGATCTTTTCGAAGATAAAGACCAAGTTGAAGTTGACTTCTTGATCGCACCTGGCATGACCAGTACAACCGATCAAACAACCATCGTTAACGATCTCGTCGCTACTGCACAGCAAACAAGAAAAGACTGTGTCGTAGTTGCATCACCAGCACGTGATGATATTGTTAACTTGACAAATGCAGCAACTATCAATACAAATGTGATTGCTACTGCCAATACATTTACGAATTCATCGTATCTCGTAATGGATGGCAATTATCTAAAGACGTATGATAAATACAATGACCAGTTCATTAGTATTCCTGCTGCATCATCTACTGCAGGTATCATGGCTGCAACTGACTTGAATAGAGCCGCTTGGTTCTCACCGGCTGGTTCACGTAGAGGACAATACTTAGGTATCACCTCTCTAGCATACAGCCCGAACAAGTCACAGCGAGATGCACTGTATAGAGCAGACGTAAACCCGATCGCAAATATTCCTGGCCAAGGCACAATTCTCTTCGGCGATAAGACAATGCTTGGAAGACCTTCAGCATTCGATCGAATCAACGTACGTAGATTGTTCCTTATTCTCGAAAGAGCGATTGGTAGAGCAGCACAGCAAGTAATGTTCGAGTTTAACGATGAGTTTACTCGTGCAGAATTTGTCAATATCATCGAACCGGTACTTCGCGAAGTCAAAGGTCGTCGTGGTATTACAGACTTTAGAGTAGTCTGTGATGAGACAAATAATACCGCTGCTGTTGTAGATCGAAATGAATTCATCGCAAACATCTTCATCAAACCGGCACGTTCAATCAACTACGTAACGCTTAACTTCGTAGCTGTCAGAACAGGTGTTGACTTTGAAGAAGTTGTTGGCACGGTATAAGGAGGTAGGTAAATGGCTGTTCTCGGTGTAGATGACTTTAAGTCAAAGCTGAGAGGTGGCGGCGCACGTCCTAACCTCTTTCAAGTAACAATCAACTATCCAGGATTTGCTGACGGTGATCCGGAACTCACATCGTTCTTGTGTGAGGCAGCAACTCTACCTGGATCAACGTTTGGTATCATTCCAGTCTTCTTCCGTGGAAGAGTACTAAAGATGGCTGGTGACCGTACATTCGCTGAATGGGGCACCACGATCATCAATGATACTGACTTTTCAATTCGTAACGCGATTGAAAGGTGGATGAACGGTATTAACGCACACTCTGCAAATACTGGTCTTACCGCACCAATTGCTTACGAAGCTGATCTGACAGTTGATCAGTTAGATCGTAACGGTGATAAACTCAAGACATATACATTCCGAGGTGCATATCCTCAGGATCTTTCAGAGATCGCAGTGTCATACGCTGATAACGATAACATTGAAAGATTCACATGTACTTGGGCATATCAATACTTCGAGTCTAACACTACAAGCTAAATAAATAAAGGGAGCCGGCAACGGTCGGCTCCCTATCTCTAACTAAGGAATTGAAATGGCTGAATATTCTGGTGCAGGTACCGAAGGCATTAAATTATTTGGTTTTGAAATAAAGAAAGCCAAAAAGAAGGAAGAACAAAAAGCTCCTTCCATTGTTCCGCCTCGAGATGATGAAGGCGGTAGTTACGCTACTGCGTCTGGTTCACATTATGGCCAGTATCTCAATCTTGGTGATGACGACTCAAAAGATAATTATCAACTGATTATGAAGTATCGTGGTAATGCGATGCACCCTGAAG